CCAGAGAGAGTGATAACTGCGCGAGTATAATCAATACCGCGATTAGTGATGTTGATACTCTGAACCGTACCGTTCACTATAACAGCTTCGGCAGCAGCACCTGTACCGTCACCGGTAATTGTGACTGTGGGCGCGGTTGTGTATCCTGTTCCAGCATTCGTCACTAAAATTGCAGATAGACCCGAGAACGATTGGGGTGTCTCATCAAACGATACTGTTCTATTTGTACCTGTTACATCAGTAACAACAAATTCTGTTGAAGTCAATTTGTTGGTGATTGTTCCGCGATGTAAAGGAACATTGAAATAAATGTTGTATGTTGCAAAAGTGTTCAGAGTAGGTTCGAATCTCTTTTGTACACGAACAGTTGTTTCCGAACCAAGAATTGCATTTAAGTCTGTAGCATCGATAGTTTCTTGCACCTTCGATAGAATGAACTTAGCAGAAAATTTGTTTAGGTTTGTATTACGATAATTCAATACTGCATTTCTGATAGTGTTACGAATAGTTTCTTCAGTATTGTTTGTCTTGTTTTTATCATACTGAACTGTGTTGCTAACTATCAAGTACAGATAATCAGGATCAAGAATCTGACTGCTAATACCTAGGATAGCTTTAGGTGCAATAATCTCTGCTGCGATTCTTGTTTTCTCTGCTTCAGAAATATAGTAATCTGTTTTTGGTTTCATTGAAACAAATACTTTACCATAAACAGGAGGAACGTTTTCTTCACCACCCCAAACAGAGATCGATTCTATGATTGGGTATTTGTTTTGAATGTAAGATTCATAGTCTTTTGTTGTCACAAGACGATTCTGTGTTGAGAACTGTGCAGCAGCAGAGAACTTGATATTGTCTACGGTCTCACGTGCAGCACCACCAGCAGCAGCAGTTACTGAAGTTACAGTAAAGATGTTTTGTACCGTACCTGTTGAATCGGTTAATGTGTTTAGAGCAATGAAGTTGTTTGCTTTATTTGCAACAACACCGCTAGTAACAAGATAGGTAACGGAAACGATTGCACCGTCAGGTAAAGATTTACCTACAACATCATTACCAAAATATATCTGATAATTACCACTTCTATGCTCCTGAAGATAGTATACTTCGCTTGTCGGTCCCACATCAAGAATATCAGTTACTGCATTATAGGTACTTGTTGCTGTGTTAGAAGCAGACGCTGCAACAGTAACTTTAATCTTTGCAGTATCAATACCCGAATCAGGAAGAGTAAAAATCTGTTTTGGGTTAGAAGCAGAATTATGTGTGAAGTTATATGTTACTCGCTGTCCCTCATAGATTCGTAGATTCTCAAAGTTAAAAGTTGTATTGGATTTTGTTACTGTCTGATTTTCTAATACTACGAATGAATGTGACTTACCATCAATCAATTCTGAAAGAAAAGAGTAACCAGCAGGTAAAGTGAGAGAAGCAGAAGTATTCGAAATTGAAGTTACAGTAAGATTAATTACTGCTTCAGGTGCTGTCGCAGAAGAAGGAACATAGTTTAACACTTTAGCATGACTAACAACAGAATCGCGTAGGAGCGCGGAATCCATAAACGATTCATTGGCTACCATGTTCAAGTAGTATGCGTTGTAGTGTGTATTGTAAGCGAGAATGTCTAGCAATACATTAAGTCCTGAACCCTCAAAATCATAGTCTGTAAACTGTGATTGATTATTCAGGAATGCTTTTAAATTTGTCTTGATTGTATCAAAATCAAGTTCTGTTACTCTTAGTCTGTCTGCCATATTAGCGAATCCGCTCTAGGAAAAAATCTATGATAACTGGGTTTGAATTGTTGATGATGTAAAATTCCAAAACGATTTTATAACCGTTCTCATCGAAAGCTGGAATTGCTGTTGTTTTTTTAACTTTTACGCGAGGTTCAAAATTTGAAATAGTTTCAGAAATACTTCTCTCTAATTGAGATGCAATAATAGGATCAATGTTTTCAAACAATTGTCTACGAACATTACTTCCTACTTGAGGACGAAATGGTCTTTCATAGAAATTAGTCAATACAAGATTCTTGACCGAATTTATGATAGCATATTCGTTCAGATGAACAGAAATATCTTTTTTGACTGGATGAATACCAAAATTCAAATCCAGGTCTCTAAAACTTCTTGGAGTATCTATAGTTACAGTAGCCATTGCTTATTTATAACTTACTTTTAAGTTTATCTGTACCAACATAGTTTTCTGTCAAGTATAATTTTAATGGACTAAATGCAGTAAATCGAGAAAGTTTTCCATAATCATCCACTAGGTCTCTAGCTTTTCCGTAATAATTAACATCTGCTGTTCTTCTGGTACTCAAAAATGAAGTTACACTATTAATATTATTACAAATAGCATCATTTGAAACTATGGTTATTAGAGAATTTGACCCACCATCCAAAATATTAGTAAACGTTGCATTGAGCGTAGCAGAATCGCTTGTAAGTGTAATCAAATTAGCAGACAATTCTGATTGAACAAAAAGACTGGTCATGCTTCCTAAAATTGGAATGTTGTTCATTATTCCATCGTATGATGATACTATCAGTTGAACAAATTCTCCTATTCCTAAAGCCGATTCAAAATCTGGTAAAGTAGGATCAGTAGTTGCTGTCACTCCAGATATTCTATCACAGTGCGATTGAAAAGCGGATATCTCACTAACTAATGATGTAGAAGCGGCTATCATTTTTGAATTTCCAGCTATATCAAAAGTTACTGTAGATGCAAAATTTTTCATACTAGTAGCATAAGTATTCATGCTAATAGTCGTATTAGCTAATGGATTCTGCAAGTAACCAGACACATCATTGTTTGCTAAAGCCTCAAACTGCCATTTGTGTAAAAGTGGTTTAATTCTTTCTAACGATGCTTCTAATTCACCAGTTGGATCAATAGCATCACCAAACTTATCAGGATTAAAATCGTAATTTAAACGAGTAAATATTGTAGCCATAATTATGTAGACAAAACTGTCTTTGCTCCTGTAGTTATTAGGTGACCGCAAGTAGCAAAATCACCAACTGTTCTAATCATTTTTGTGTTTATAAAAACATTTGTTGGAACAATAGGAGTAAGCACTACTCCCTGATGAGGAGGTAATCCATGTGACCTAACAACTGAACCAGGCATTGCCGCTGGTTCTATTTCACCGCTAGTCGAACCAATGAAAACAGTCATATGGCAAGGAAATAATATCTCACCTCCTGCCAAATCACTAAATCCCGCAACTGGAAAAACTGCCGGCATTATACTATCACTCCTCCTGATGCCCACTCTGCCGCTACGGCATTTGATGTTGTTGGTGCGCCTTTATATGCTTTAGCAAATTCAGTTGGATATTGTTTAATTACATCTGGCATAAGTTGTCTCAACTCGGCTTCGGTGTAACCTTGTTCTCGTAAATTTACTAAATTGTCTGCTACTTCAGCAGCAACAGCCTTGCTCTCTAAACCAAAATCATCCATCGATTTATTGATTAAACTATTTAAACTTTTGCTAGTATCACTATATGTATCTCTAACTTTTTGAGTAAATCCTTCAATTGAAGTTTTCAAATCGCCTTTGATAGAACTAACTACCGATGAATTGTTTAAATTTCTAGTGAAATCAGAAGCGGCAGCATCAGCAGCAGGTAAAGCATATTGAGTAAGCAATTGTTGTGGATTTGCCAATAGTGTTGGAATTGAAGAAACTGTTCCATATAGAGTAGCACCTTCTGCAAGCACAGCTTTAGCAGCAACAAAACTATCTTTGAAAGTAGAAGCAGGATTTGTTAATACACCCATACTCTTTTCAATAACGCCAGCAGAATTTAAAAATGGTTGTGTTACTGATGTTGCTAAATCTTTTCCAGCAGTTTCTACATATTTCAAAGGATCAACTTTAGATGCTGCATCAACTATTCCATTACCAACAGATTGCGCTCTACTTATTACCTGATCTGCAAAACCAGCTGGTGCAGCAGCAGTTGTTGATGATAATATTGTTCCTTCTGGATCAAAAACTTGTGATACAGAAGTTCCATCAGAATTCATTGTTGTTTGTATAAAAGAACCATCTTCAAAATATTGTGTATCTGTAAAACCACCTTCTGCGTTTAATTCACTAGGACTAGCTGTAACAAATTTTGATGTTATATCTGAAAAAGTTTGTGATATACTATCTGTTACATTTTTAAAAGTTTCTTGTGCACCAGAAATTATCTTATCAAAACTAAAAGAAGATATATTGGTTGGAGAAGATGATAGTGAACCAAATCCATTATCGGCTAAACCTGGCGCAGTAACTAATCCCCCATCTGCTGTCACAACACTACCACCAAATCCTGTTGTAATTGCATCTGTTGGTGCTTGATAAACTTGATCAACAAGAGTACCACTTGAATCATACACATTAGTAAGATTTCCACCATCAGGATAAAAAGTAGTTGTGGTAGATAATTCTCCAAGAGCCGGGTCGGAAATAGTTTGAGAAATAGTAGTGGCGTCTATAGCACCTGGATCTATATCAGTTAAATTTGATGGATCGAATGTATCTAAGAAAGCAGAACTAGCATTCTCTGCTTGCTGTAGCACTCCTCCTACTGCAACAGGCACACCTTCTATAGTAGTGGTTACAACATCAGCCAATCCTAACTCATCTATTGCCAAATCAACGCCGCCGATTGCACCGGCTGCTGCGCCACCTGCGGCTGCTGCACCTGCGGCACCACCAACCGGTGCGCCTAAAATATTTACTGTTGATCCAGATATTGTAGTTAAACCTAAACCAGTAACAAATGCGGTAGCACCGGTGAGTGTTGCCGCTGCGCCGGCAGTTACAGTTGCAGCAGCACCTGCCGTAACTGATGCTATACCTCCAGCCGTCATAGATGCCATGCCTCCAGCCGTAACTGATGCTTTACCGGCAGTAGTCATAGATACTGTTATTGGTGCAAGTGCAGACCATGATGTTCCTGCAACCATACCTGTTGAGGTTCCAGATTTTGTGCTTATAGAACTACCCGCGATAGCACTAATACTTCCCTTTACATTAAACGACAAATTACCATCAACATTGACAGTATAATTTCCTTTAACATAAACATTCTTGTTTCCATCAACCGCTTGATAACTATCTTTGACAACTTTTGCTTGAACGCTACCATCTGGTCTATATTCTTGATATGATCCTTTACGATGATAGAAATGTAAACGCTCAGAATTTGGTGTATCATCTATTTCGATAGCATGACCGGACTCTGATTCCATAGCATTGTTATATGGATATCTTGCGTTATATGCAGTTGGTAATTCAAAGGTACTTGATTTCTTATCATTCTTACTTTTAATTATTGGTGATGTATGAGTAGCTTCGTTTCTTGCAAGGCGTGATGTTGATGGTTCATCTAATCTTCTTGGATAAAGAGAACCCGTTTCATCAGGTTTAACTGGCGCAGCCATAAGTTCATTAATAGAACGACCATCATTAAATGCTTCTTGCGGATTAGCTTTTCTCAATGGAATACCTGGCATAACACCAGTCATCACAGGTTCTTTTGCGTTTGCACCATCTAAGAAGAAACCAAATACCATATCACCTTCTTTTGGTGCATATGGGTTTGAGTTATTAACTGGTAGTGAAGGTAACGCCCACGGCAAGTCTGCTGTAGGTAATTTCATTTTGTTATCGGAGTGCCAACCGCCAGCGATACGAACTTGACAACGCCCTAGTTTTAATGGATCGTTTCGCGCTTCAACAACGCCTATCCACCAAATGAAACCGTTACGACCAGCAACGTCTTGATTGTCTTCAGGATTTCTCATTATTAAATCTCATCGTAATTGTATGCATCAGTAGCGTCTGCTAATGAACTTGTTGGAATGTAATCA